ATGCCAAATAAAAAATTCAAAACAATCGATCAGCAAATCGATATTCTAAAAAGTAGAGGACTAAGCATTCCCAACAAGGCTGTCGCCAAAGAGTTTCTCTTACATAACAACTATTATCGTGTTAGTGGCTATTCACTCACCCTGCGCGACCACGATGTTTTTACACCCGGCGCAACATTTCAGAATATTATTGATATCTACAAATTCGATTACGAATTTCGCCATATCCTCTTGAAATACATAGAGCTGATTGAAGTCGCGATAAAATCTGTGTATTCTTATGAATTTACCAAGGTTTATGGTGCGGTTGGTTATCTTGATCCTGCGAATTTTACCAATACGGATACTCACGCAAATATAATGAAAGAAGCAGAAAAGCTGAAAACCCGCCGTCTTGAGCACGAAGCGTACTTAAAGCATTTTATAAATGAACTTCATCAAGATATCCCTCTGTGGGCTTTTGTCGATTTATTGACTATTCATGACATTTCATTTTTATACAAGATTTCTCAGACCGACATTAAAGTTGCAGTTGCCAACCACTTTGGGCTTGGGATCAGGGGTGATGAAATTCTCGGACGCTTTATGCACTATATGACCATTATTCGCAACCTGTGCGCCCATGGCAGTCGTTTGTATAATCGTCTATTTGAACAGAAGCCTTGGCTGAACAAACAAGAGCGCGCTTTGCTTATTACACAGCCTGACGGAAATGTAGACAATGCCCATCTGTACAGCTTTGTTTTGATTATGCGTCGTCTGTTAAAACCCACAGAACTTGCTGCACTGAAAGCTGAAATTTCAAATCTGTCAAGTAAGTACCCGTTTGTGAGTTTGCGTTATTACGGTTTCCGGGAAGATTGGGAATCGGTGTTGTAATATTTGTTGATTAACGTCATATACTGATATTGACTTCTTCCACAGGCCTGTATGGCACACTTGTGGACGGTCTGTTGGCCGGGGCAGATTTTTCCGCCCCGGTCTTTCACATAAATAAGGATACCAAAAAGTGTAAACCACATAGAAAACCGGGCAGAGGAAAATCCCCTGCCCGGCCATTTTTTAGTTCTAAGTTATGACTAAGTTGTGAGCAAGTCGGTCTCAAAACGCACGCAAGTTAAGTTTAAATCATGCCAAAAATTTTGAGCACAAGCACGATAATACCCACAGCATAAAGCCCAACCTTATTTAGCAAATTGTAAAGGATTGCCGTTATCATCACTGTTCCTCCTTTACCGAGCCCTTGAAGCCCTCAATGGTAGTATTATCATCGGTATCAAATCCGTAGTCCTTACGGAACGCTTCATTGAATTTGCTCACCGTGGCTTCTATCAGCATTTTCAGCTCAAGGTCGGTAATCGTTATGCCCTTTTCATTCAGCATCTCAACGATTGCTTCAGCAGCCTTATCATATTTCTCCTGACCGTGCAGATCCTTGTAGAGCTGCTCGATAGCCTCGACGCAGGTCTTGGCAACCGCTTTCTTCGTCTTGTCGTCAAAATACTTCTGAAAGAGCTTCTTCGCGCATACGCCGAGGTATGATGCTATAGCTGTCAGAATGGTGCAAAGAATGCCCATTCCACAGCTGTCCCAAAATGCTTTTATGTATTCCATGTGCTTGTCCTCCTTATTTAAGCAGCTGATTTACTTTCTTCTGAACTTCGGCAGGATTATAGCCCGCCGCTTTGAGCCTGATTTTTCGAATCGCGCCATTGCCCCATTTGCCCTCGATGACCTCGCGTGCAACAGTGTCAACGGATTTTTTCGCCGGCTTTTTCTGATCGTAAACAATTTCGTTTACGCGCTTCTGCACTTCGTTCGGGTCATACCCGGCATTGCGCAGGCGCGTCATACGGTCGGCACCGTTGCCCCACTGGCCGTTGATTACTTCGTGCGCAACTTCATCGACAGATTTCCTTGTACCCTGAGGCTTCGTCTGCGCCGCGCCAGCGACATAGTTGACATACGGCAGCTTACCATGCTTCGACCAGTTGCGGCGATTGTAACCGGGTTTGTCGCAATTGCAGGCGGTTATCTGCACGCAGTTCTTCCAGCGCGGCGTACACTCGACTGCAAGCCCTGACCCTATGTACACGCCGATATGCCCCGGAGACCACAGAGCCTCACCTATCTCTACTTTTGAAAAGTTCGTGCTTACTCCTGTACACTTGGTTATCATTGTATCAGCATTGACATCGGGCACTCCATTGGAGGCATATTTTGCTCCACCATACGGCTTGGACTTATCGCCTGTCCAACCCCAAAGCACGCCCTTTATAAGGCAGACGCAATCAAAACCGAAGGTGTCAGCTGATGCCGCTTTTATCATCTTCTGTCTGCTCGGGTCTCTGTTGTAGTCGTTATTGTTGCAATAACGCTGTTTGTTGGATGCCGTAAGCGGTGCGCCGAAGCAGCCGTTCACATAAAGCGTCTTGTAGTGCAGCGCGATATCTTTCACCTTCGCTGCGAGTTCTTTGTTTGTCATGATAAATAACCTCCTTATTTTTTATAAAGCTGCTGTTCGATCGTATCGATCCTGTGGTGCGCCTGTTTGGCGGACGATTCGACAGAACTCAGCCGTTCGACCACCTTTCCTATCTGGTCATCCTGCTTTTCTTGCTTTCTCTTGATGTCATCAACGCCACTTTTGATGTATCCGAGTTCCGTTAAAACGACACCATCTTTCTTGCCCTCGTCTTTGTTGTCACTTTTGCCGTTCCGCTTATAGGCGATATAGCCAAAGATTATTGCGCATATAGTCCCGCACGCACTAAGAATCGTCAAGAAGATGTTTACACCGCTCATGTAGTCACCTCCTCAGCTTTAATGCACTTGTTTTCCCACTTTTTGTAGGCATCCAAATAGAGTTCCTGCTTGTCTCCATTGTATGTTATCTCATAGTACATACCGTCAAAAAGCGTTGTGCTCGCCAAAGCCTTGCTGTTCTGTAAGGTTTTACACAACCACACAATAAAAACATCGTTTTCCGTGATTTCCTTGCAATCGCTTTTATCTAAATGAGCGTTTGCATACTCTGCAACGATACGCTTAATTAAACTTACAAACTGCTCCGTATTCATTTCAAATCACCTCCTCGAAGTAAATGCCCACAAGTTGCGACGGAAGATACTGTAAAATCGTACCTTGACCGTTGCTGTCGTCGCGTATGCACTTGTATGTTTTGCCGCCGTCGAGATAATACTTGTCCTTGAAATACCGCATACCAGCGGCAGCGGTTATCGGATTGTCGATAGTTCCGTCCTCGCCGACCGTGATAGGCTCCCAGTGCGCGGCGGTGTTTTCCGGCAACCATGTCGGATTTGCCGTTATGGCGTTGTAACACTTATACAGTCCGCTCGGTCTGCGGACTATATTGCCGACGGCATAATCGGCATACCCGCTCCACAGCGGATAAAGCTCGGCATATTTTAAAGCTTCTGCGTCCGTCGTGACCTTTGTCAACACGCCATTTATCTTGTTGCGATAAGCTTTTGCTTCTGCTCGCGTCATATATCCGCACCTCCTGTGATTATTTCCAGTGCTTCGTCCGCCGATATATCTTCGGGTGGCTCGGCGGCTGTCCAAATCTGCTTTATCTGGGATTCCGTCTCTGTCCACGACTCGGTGTAATACCCGCCGTCGGACGGATAATCCGCCGTAATTATCGGCTTGTATCCGTACTGCAAAAGCAAATTGGGGTCAGTAGTAAAAACATCGCCATTTTCTGTTTTTATCGGTCGCGGCGCACCGTGCAGAGCACCGCCGACCAGTTTTCCGTATATCATATTTTCACCCCCATATGAAGCTGCCCGCGCCCTGATTATAGAGCGCCGTTTTGCCTATAAGATCATAAAGGCACGGCACACCGTTTGCATCGAGACAAGGGACAAGCTGTTGTGCATCGCCGTCGGTGTAGCTATATAACCGCATAACAGCCTTATTGCCCGACCAGTTGTTGTTGCCGACGTCAAATATCAGTCCGTTTGTCGGCGTCTCGAAGTCGGCGACATCGCTCCAAGATTTTTTTAAAATATCATTGACCCACACGCCGGCTTTGTTTATTTGGATTTTTGTTCGTTCCAATGATGAAGCCGCCGCAAAACGGTGCTTTTGATACTCGGAAAAGTCGCCGGAGAAAACAATCGGATTTTTGTTTTGAAACAGCGTAAGATTATTTTTGGGCGCGCTCTCGCGCGACCCGAATATGCCTGCGTTCCTGTTTAGTTCACCGACTATCCTGAAATCTATGGTGATATCGGAATCCTGCGTCAGCTTGCGCCCGGTGTCGATGTACTGAGTGCCCGAGGACTGGATATATTCGACTGCGGTATAGCCCTCTGGCAGACCTTCGATATGCCGCGCGGCACGCGAAAAGAATTTTCTTCGTCCTATCAAGTGCCCTCACCGACCTTCTGCGCCGCCAAAATTTTGTCTTTGAAGCTCAGCTCCCATGTTTCGCCGTTTTTAAAATCCGGCGCAGTGCCGATATATCCGGTGCCCGCGGGCAGAGTGACCGTTATATCGCCGCTCGCCGCGAAGTTCAGGCGCATCCAGCACTCAAATTTCGCGTCCTCGGGATACTGAACCGTCAGCGTCTGAAGCCCCGTCATGCGGTATTCCGCATTGTCGTTGAGCGTCGCAGACACCTGCGCGGTGCTGTAGGTATACTGCGATGGCGGAGCCTGCGGAGTGAAGCCGAGGGAATTTATTATGACTGCCTTTAAATCGGTCGTCCCGCCGAACAAGGCTTTCAAATCCCGCATACTCTCCACCGCAGCGGCGAGTTCGGGCAGAATGCCGCACTCCTCTTCAAGCTCGTCGTCAATACCCATAACAGACGGCTCAAAGCCGAGGGTGAACACGGCGGACTTGGTTATTCTTGTCACATCGAGGTCATTGCGCTTATGCGCCTCGACCTGAACGGTCAGCTCGCCCGTTGAAGTCAGCGCCTCGGGCAGAGGGCAATATATAACGCCGCCGGTTATATAGGCGGGAGTGCTGTTTGCGCCGCTGATAATATTCGACACGATGCGGCGGCTCAATCCGTAGACATCGAAGCTCAGAAGATAATACGAAGCGTCTGTTTTCAGCTCGCTGTTGAGCGTGATGCAAAGCCGCGCCGCGTTATGCTCTCCGCAAAAACAGAACGGCTCTTCAATCTGAGCCGTTCCGTCCGAAAGTATTGTTATTTTTATATCTCTCATCTGTTTTCCTCCCCGGAATAGTTGTCCTTGAGATAGTTCGCCGTTTCCAGAACGTCCCTGCGCTCTTTATAGAGCACGTTGAGCAGAGTTTTAATTTTATATGCCTCGTCGCTCGTCTCGGGATTCGGCAGAGCCGAAAGCTGCTTTCTTTTCTTTGCTATGATCCCGTCGAGCACCTGCGCCTGCTCGAAATATTCGTCGGCAAGCTGTGAAAGAGTTCTGTTGAAAGTCATTTGTCTTCTCCCTTCAAAAGATAGTCAACCGTTGTGTCGAAAAATCCGGCAAGCTGTGCGAGCTGATGCAAAGTCGGCTCTTTTTCGCCGTTTTCTACCATTCTTAATGTTCTTATCTGCATTCCGAGCGCATCGCAGAGCAGCTGTTCGCCTATGTTCTCGCTGCACCGAAGCTTTTTTATACGCCCGCCCAGGGTGTTCGGCTCATATCGCTTTGCCGCGCTCACGGCGAGCGCGCGCCTGACGGCTATCGGCAGAAATTCGACGGATTCTATATCGTGCTGATATTTTACAGTGAAGCTCAGCGCGTCATATATCTTTCTCTGCGCCTTGTCGAGGCACCGCGACACGCTCGACGGGCACACGCCCAATTTCTGAGCTATCGTGGATATCGTCGAGCCGTCGAACCAATATGCCTCCGTGACCTGCCTCTCGCGCGGCGTAAGTCTTGTTTTTATCACCTCGTCGGTGAGCACGGACAGGTCAACATCCCTGCGCCGCCACGCATAGTCGTCCGGCGATTCGCAGCCCGGGCAGTGCGAGCCGCAGCAGACGCACATCGCCGCCCGCCGCTCTTCAGGAGTCGGAAACGAGAAATCCATCGCTGCCTCGACACTTCTTTTTGACATTTGCTCATCTCCTCACTTTTTCGAACATTTGTTCGTATCTATGCTTATAATTATAGTAACACATCAGATATTTGTCAACGGGAAAATATTTAATTTGACCCCGAAAATTTGCACTAAATGATGCACAGTCACATTCAGAAAGCGGGAAGAAAAAGTTCTGTCCGATAAAAAGGTCAGCAAATTTATATTTTAAGCGCGATGTATATATAGGTCATACCCAGCGCATTGAGAAGATTTTTGCTCCCGTTGACATCGCTCGCCGTGCTGATGCTGAAACCGTCGGAGGAGATGCTGAGTCCCGGCATACCGCCCGCCCGAGTTGCGGCGGCAACATAGCAGTTTGTTGATGAGCCCGAAAAATCAGCTATAGCGGCGGGCATACTCCTGCAAAAAACAAATACGGCGGTGGGCTTGAAGCCGACTTTTACAGAACGGCTTTTTGCACCCGTGCCCGTATATGAGCCGATTTTTACAGGCGCGTTCCACAGAGCTTTATCCTCGGCGGTGACATGCTTGACGGTATCGCGGATATGCGAGCCGCAGAGCAGAGTCTTGTCGAGAAAGCAGTGGAAGTTGAGCCCGGTCGTGTCTGCGGGGCAGAAATCCGCCTGCATGAGTATATATGCGTCGAGGACAAAGGCGTCGGTGTCCCTGTCCGCCTTGATACCCGAACAGCCGGATTCGACAACGTTCAAATCTGTGTCGAAGGTCAGGCAGTCGATTATAGTCGTCAGCACATCGTGGCAGGTCGCGCCGCCCTTGCTATACGGGACATGGATGGCGAGTTTGACTTTTATATTCGCAAGGCGGCAATATTCATTCTTGACCAACACGCCCTCATCGTTCGCGGTGAAGCTGTCGACTATATCCATCTCCCCTATTCCGACCGCGACGGTCACGCGCTTTAGCGGTATCTCCTTTTTGACGGCGGGATATTCGGTTATGAATCTTATCCCGCTCAGTCTCGTCTGCTCGGACAGCCAGTTAGCTATCTGCGAGGGAAGAACACTGATTGTACTCATAAAAACCTCCTTTATCGGGTCGCCGAGAAAAGCCCCGGCGACCCTTTGAGTTATTCCGTTATCTCGACGACCGTCCGCACGACCGCCCAGACATAGAGCACCTCTTCGCCGAGCTTTATCTTCTCCGCGCGGTCGATCTGGTATTTTATATCGCCGTCGATTATCAGCGCGTCCTCGTTGACCGTCAGGTCATGCTCGGGCGGACCGATATAGAGATAATAGCCCTGCGAATTGTAGCCTATCTCGGTGTTTACGCCGTAGAGATACATCTTGTTTTTATATCTCAGCGGCTGAATAAAGCCCTTGAACGGCGCGGTCTGAGTGGAGTCGGTGTTCTCGATGACGAGCGTTCTGCCCCACTTTTTGAATTCCGCTGAGAGATTCATATCTCCACCCCGCAGCAGAAAAAGCCTTCGTCGCTCAGCAGCGGAGTCAGCTCCGCGAGCGCGCTGTCGCGCACGGATGCAGCGAATTTTAATGAGCTGTCCGCGCTCTTTTCGACGGAGATATCGCCCGCCTTGAAGCTCTGTATGCCGTCCGAATTGCCCGCGCGGCGCACGCACAGGGCGTAATAGGCGAGTCCCGCCGCGGCCTGAGCGATTCTCACATCGTTAATGTCCGCATCGGCTCTTAATCTCGATTGTACGCGTTCGAGCGAGCTCAGGGCTATCCCGAGGCAGACTTTTTCTTCGTCCTCGCCGATATCCGTCAGCTGCCTGAGCAGAGAGAGTACGCTCCACTGAGTTATCATGCTCTCACCCCCGCCGTCAGACGGTAAGGGTGCGCGCGGCAGAGTCGAATATCCTTGCAAAGCCCGCAGTCGAGCTGATGACCGCACGCTCAAGCTGGCGGTCGATGAGCTTGTCATACTCGGTGGAGACAGGGCCTGTCGTGACCATCTCGAGGGCGCAGCTGCGGTCGATACCGATTATCTTGCCTGCGGGCACACACGAGCCCTTTATAAGATCTGCGCCGAGGGGAGTTATAACTTCGCCCGTCGCGTGGAAATTGAGACCTGCCGCAGCGTCCCTGAACTCAGTAATGCCGAGCATCTGCGCGACCTGCGCGGGAGCGGCAATAATCGTGTTGAGCTCATAGGGATCGAAGAGATTCCAGAAGTTGACAAGGTCGGTGTAGGTGAGCTTGCCTGAGGATGCGACGGCAGTGTTGGAGGCGGCGTTATCATTACCGTCGCCGTTTATGAGCACATCGACCGCGTCGCTGAGCTGAGTGCGCGCGATATATGCGCCGATCTGGCGCAGGGTGACTGTGAACAGATCAAGGCGCTGGAAGCGGACGGCTTCATAGGAAGCGACAAGCGAACGGCCGCGCTTTTTCAGATGAACAAGGTTCGCCTTGCTCTTGACGCTGGTTTCGGGGATAAACGCGCCCTCGGCAACAACCTTGAGCTCTTTTTCATCGTCGCTCGGCTCGCAGGCTATCGAGCGGTAGTCGAGCGAGTCTATGACCGTAGTCGACGCGACTATGCGCGGCAGGACATTTGCCTCCTGCATACCCTGTCTGACGGCGCGGGAAACATACTCGGGAAAGAGCACGGCGGAATCGGAGGTCTTGAAGAACTTGTCGACAACGTCGCTGCCCGCTCCGCTGACCTTTATATCAAAGCGCTTGAGCTGGCGCTGATATGCGTCAAGGCCCTCAAGAGCGGTGCCGCTGTAGTTCTCCGAGGGGTCGATTTTTTCGAGTGCGCCGGTGAAGTCACCGGAAGCATAGAGACCTTTTTCAAGTCTGATGTTATCAAAAGCAGTCATATTATTCTCCTTTCAGAATCAGAGCATGAAGCTCACTGTTTTGGCGGTTGTGTTGACGCTGAGCACGAGATATGTGTTGCCCTTTGTGCTCGCCTTGACTCCATCCGCGCCGTCCGATGCGAGAGCCGTATAGCCGACCGCCGGGGCGTCCGTGCCCGTATAGGGCATAGTGACAACACCCGAGAGCTGGACGCCCGCATATCCGCCGTTTACATTCACGCTGACGCCGCAGAACTTTGCGTCCGCGCTTGCCGCCGAAACGGTATCGTTTGCGCTGACCACGACGGGCACGCCCGCCTTGAGTCCGCTTGCCGCCTTGAGCGTGAGTACATTTTCACAGAAACCTTTAGTTGAAACTGACATAATTATCCTCCTTTAAATTCTGAACTCGCTGTTGCCCGAATGTGTTTCGGGCTTTGTCGACGAGAGCTGGCTGTTGAGTTTTCCGCCGCCCGAGAAAGCCTTTTTGAGCTCTCTGAGCTGTTCGAGACCGAGGGTGCCGCATATCGCCGAGAGGCTCTCGCCGCGCATATCCGGCAGAGCCGCCGCGCCCATGCGTATCACATCGCATATGAGCTCCTCGCGGTACGCTTTGCCCTCGCGGGCGAGCTGTTCGAGCTCGTCGATATAGCCGTAGAGCCCCGCCGCCTCCGCCTTTGTGAGAGTCACTCCCTCATTGGCGCAGGAGAGGCGTTTGACTGTTTTCACCGTCTGCTCGTCCGCGCGGTAAGACTTAGTAACGCCTGCCGCGGGCTGAGCCGGCACGGCAACAAACGACCACTCATAGGCGTCCGTCGGGTCGCAGAGTATCCTGTGGCAGAGCTTGCCGCCGTACTCCCTGCCTTTTATGTGGGCGCACGGATCGGTTCGCCCGTCCTTGCCGCAGATTGAGCAGACGCTTCTGCCGACCGAGCAGCCGACACTCGTCTCTTTCTTTATCCCCGCGTCTATCTCTTCAATAAGTGCGGCGTTCTTTTCGCTGCGCGGCATATACGCCCGCGCGCAGAGCTTCGTATATTTTTCGCCCGCCGAGGTGACTTTATTTTCGTCCGTCTCGACGCGGCAGGAAAATATCCTCGCCGTCTGATCCCTGCCGCTCATGCTGTGGTCGAATATCCCCGTCTTGCCGACAAAAAGCTCGGCGAGCTTTTCGAGCGCGGGAATATCGAAGCGCTCGAAGTCCCTGTCGATTTCATTGTCGCAAAGCACGATACCGAAAGTATAGACCTCGTCGGCACTCAGCGGCTTTACGGTATAATTGTTGATAAGCTCCAGCTCCTGCGGAGTCGGAGCGCCTGAAAGAACGCTGTTCTGCGTAGTTATCACTCCCCGTTTTCAATCTCTTTTCTGATTTTTTCCGCCTGCGCCGCATAGAGCTCGGCGCGTGCAAGCTCAACATTGTCCTGAAGAGTCACATCGTCCCACTCAGCCGTCACCTGCGAGGGCGTTCCCTCGAAGAGCAGATATGTGCGGCATATGCGCTCGATGACGGGTGTCAGAATGCGGCGGTATGCGTCGATCTCGCTGGTGAGCACGTCAGCCTGCTGGGTCGACATGCGTTCCGTCGACGACCATGACAGGCCGAGCATGAACGGCGGAAGCCCCGTTTTCGCGACTATCTGTTCGAGCATCTGGCGCACGGGCACCTCGCTGTCGAGAATCTGATTGTCCGCGCCGATAACCTTTATCTGAACATCGCCGACGGCGACAAAATCTTTTACCGCGCCGCCCGTCTGCATCGCCTCGCTCCATTCTTTAGCCACCTGCATGGCGCGCTCTTTGGCGTATGCGCGGTCGAGCGAGTCGTTCTGCGGCTTATATGTGACCGCAAAGCGGATGTTTCCCATGCGCTCCCAGTTGAGCCCGATAGTCTTGTAGATTTTCATGAGTATCCCGCTGACAAACGGCAAGCCTTTGAGCATCGAACAGCCGCAGACTTCGCCCGGCTGCGGGTTGAGCACAGACAGCAATACAAGCTCAGGTCGCCTGACCGGCGACGGCATACCGACGCACGGGGCGGAGAAGATATCAACTCCGACTCCGTCCGAGGCGCGGCGAAGCTCGATATTTTCAAGCGGAGAGTTGAACAGCGCCGCGATATGCCCATCTGCGTCCGTCACCATCTCGCCGACCGCCGTACCGCAGGTAAGAAGCTGCTCGAAATAAGTGGAGATAAAACTTTCGAGTCCGCACTGGTTGCCGCCGACGGGGACATTGCGTATAAAATTGTCGAGCCTGTCCTGCAGGCGCTCGTCGGCGCATCTGACCTCAAAGCCGCCCGTCAAGCGGACGGTTTTGAATATGGCGGCGTCGATTATCGGCACCGCTTCGCGCAGGGCGTAGTAGAGCCGCGTCTGATTGCCGCCGAGCGGAGTGTAGCTGTCGAGCAGTCCGAGACCCGACGCAGGACGCGCCGAGGTCTGCACCGCCGCAGGCTCGGGAGCGGTTTTCTTTCTTTTGAACGGATTTATTGTTATTCCTCCTTTTCATGACGGCCGACCGCCCGACCGTCATCTGCTCATGGCGAGCGCGAAAAAGCCGTCCTCTTCGTGCGCGAGCACTGTGGAGACGAAATAGCGCACATCGTCCATGGCGTGGTCGTATTCCTTTCTCGGAGCATCGCGTGCGGCAGTGTTATCCCATCTGTAGAGGGAAAATTCCCGAAGGCAGTCCGTGCATGACTGCGAGAAAAGGATGCGCCGCTCCTTGAGGGCATCCGAAACGCGGCGGATGCCGTCTATAACATCGTTCTTTGCGGGTACGGCGCGGAATCTGCCGTGGCGGCGGATACATTCGAGGAAGCTCGCGGCGGAGGGGTCGGCTATGACCGCCTCTATGTTCAGATCGCCCGCAAGCTGTTCGAGCGCGGCGTAGTGCTCCTCGTCGGTGCGCTGCTCTCCCTCTCTGCGGCTGTCGAAATAGTATTCGCTCAGCCTGTACCACCGCCCGCCGTACTCGCCCCAGAGTCCGAACGACGACGGGTTGACCGTGCCGTAATCGCAGGAGATGAAATAGCGCGACGGTATGCCCTCGGGCTCCGCGACATGGACCGAGCGCGAAAAGAACGGGTAGACAAGTCCCTGCGCCGCGACCCATTTGCCCAGCACGAAGCGGTCATAGAACGCGCCGCTGTAAAGGCTCTCGTATCTGCGCTTTATCGCGGGCGTGAGCGACGGATTGTCGTCCATGGTGAAGTGGAGATACAGACAGTTTTTCTCTCCGCTCTTTTTTATCCACTCCTCGTAGAACCAGTGCTGCGGCGTGTCGGGGTTGCAGTTGAACCACAGTTTCGAGCCGTCGAGCGAGCACCGCGCGAGAGCCTGTTCAACAAACGACCGCGGCATCAGGGCGACCTCGTCGAGCAGAACGCCGCCGAGTGTCATGCCCTGAATGAGCGCCGCCGAGCCCTCGTCCTTGCCCCCAAATAAATAAAATCGGTTGCGCCTGCCGGAGTATTCTATCTCCACCAGATGCTGAGACAGCTTCTCGCGGCAGTCGAAGCCGAGCCGGCGCAGGACGGGCAGAATCGGCGTGATTATGTTTCTTCTAAGCGAAGTCACCGTCTTGCCGCACAGCGCGAAGGACGTATCGTCGAACGCCGAAAATGCCCACGCAACAAATGAGACGGACATACAGACCGTCTTGCCGGAGCGCACCGCGCCGTCGCAGATTATCGCGTCGAAATTTCTGTCCGGGCTCGATGGGCACCACCACGAGAGCACCCGAAGCTGCTTTTCCGAAAAGCTCTCAAAAGTGTTGTTTTTGCGTTTACTCACCCGCATCATCCCCGCGCAGAGCACGCGCACTGCGGTCAA